GGTTTAGCAGTTGGTGCAGTGGCAACAATACCAATATTTCGTTTTCTTGCCTCTTCGATGTTGACATTATCAATACCATGTGACCGACATACTACCCATTCTAAGTTCTTATAATCGGTAAAAGTTTTTTTACCAACCTTACTAAACTTAACTGAAAGGACTTTTATCTTATCTTTATCTAAAGTAGGTCTTTCAAATGCCCCAAGAGTGTTAATCGATGGGAATCTCTGTAATACTACTTCCGATATGTCCGATTTGTCTTTTAATAAAACTTTCTGGTACATTCTTTTTTACAAATAATTTTTCAAATTCATCTTGTATCGTTTCTTTCCAAACAGGTTGTTTTAAGAAATCAGTATGACATCCTACTTGAAATGTTTTCTTTGGTCTCCAAAGTAAATCTTTATTTTTTATATCCTTATCAAATGCTTTTCTAAGAATATACTTCATGTGTTGGCCCTCACCATTTTTATTATCTCTATATTTAGTTGGTATCTTCAATCCAAAATCAATAACCTTTTTGTTAATGAAAGGAGTTCTAAGTTCTACCTCACCACCATACATCATGGCCTTATTAGTTCTAATTAAATTAGTTTTGTGTAAACTATTTAATAAGTTAACTCTTTTTTGATGATACCAAATTGGTTCTGGCCAGCAAAATCTTTTTACATCACCATATGAAGCAAATATTTCATCTGCTCCTTCACCACCGAATACAACTTTAAATCCTTCTCTTCTGATTCTCCAAGCCAATCCAAGTTGAATTACGGCAGGTGATACTTGAGTCCACTTATGTGTTTCTGATGCCCATATTGAATGAATTAGTTTTCTTTCAACATCAAGTTCATCATAATTTATTATTTCTAAATCAATATCAAATAATTTAGATGCTAATTCTGCATAATGTAAATCATCTTTGACATTTGATTTTCTATTTTTATTAACATTTACTACAAATGCTTTTAATCTTTTACCTTGTTTTTTTAACTTCTCAGAGAGTATATAACTAATTATGGTACTATCTATACCTCCACTTAATATCGTACAGATTGGTACATCTGAAATCATTTCATCTTCAACAGCCTCTTCTAATAATCTTTTAAACTCAGATGCATAATAATCAATACCTTTATCTTCTCCTTCAAATGTTTTAAGTTCTTCATTTGTTTTTGGATAATATCCTGTTGGATGATTTACATTAAATGGTTTTGGTTTAAAATCAAACCATCTTGATTCTAATTTAATGTAACCTTCTATCATTTTATTAGGTAAAAAAGTCAACAATGTACCAGGTTCTACTATTTTAATTTTTTCTTTATCTTTATACTCAGATGGTTTCCAAGATGAACCTTTATCAATATTATAGTATTTTAAATCTTTGATAGATTCTGTTAAACCTTTTACTTCACTTGAAAAGGCAAAACCATCACCCTCCTCCAAATAGTAAAAAGGTAATCTACCCATAAAATCTCTACCAAGAATTGTTTTATCTTCTTTTTTATCATATAGAGCAAATGAAAACATGCCCTCTATTTCATTCATGATTGGTTCAAGATTATGTAAATTATCAATTAAGATATAAAGTAATAATTCAGTATCAGATTTTTCTGTTTTAAAATTATATCTTGACCTAAGTTCTTTATCAAACTTTTCAAATGTTGATTTCCATAACTCTCCATTAAAAGCAATATAATATCTTTCATCATCAGATATCATAGGTTGATTTGCTATTTCTGATAAATCTTGAATAGATAATCGGTTATGAGATAACTTCATATTATTCTTAAATGAAAATATAGTATTCCCATCAGTACCACGATGCATCATGGAAGTTAATCCATTTTTCATATCATCGTTGGTCTTAAAGAGATTTCCTCCTAAGATTCCACACATATTAGAACGGTGCTTTTAATTCAACATCTCTTTCAATCGTTGTACTCATGTGGTCAGCCCAATGAAGAATATATTGAATATTTGATTTAAGATATTTTGATACATCAAATACTTTATAATATTTTATATTATCTTCATCATACATACCATCTGTAAGTTTGATTCCAAAGTATTCGTTTTCTGTATATTTTATTCCATACTTGTTGAGTAAGAAGAATGTTCTATCGGTGTGGGTTAAATAAGATAAATCAGTATTTCTTTTATAGTAATCACCTCTATTCTTAATGTGCCATTCACTATCGTTAGTAATATAGTTAAGATTTCCCTTATCACCTAATTTACCTAAATCATGATGGAAAGCGGCAAATAATAATTCTTCTTGTTCAAAATCTATATAACCACCTGCTTCTTTATAAAGTTTCATCATACGAAGTGAATTCCTAGCTACATTCATAACATGGTCAATGTAACCACCTTCATAAGCATTGTGGTAATTTTTGTTCCCACTCGCTGGAGATAACATTAGATTTGGCCCTAATTCATCCATTGAGTACATATGGAGTAATTTCTTTAATCGTTCTCCATCAAACGATTTTTTTAACGCCTCGATAAACTTGTTGTAGTTTTCTTCGAGTTGTTTTTCATCATAACGCTTCATAATTTTAAATTTTATTGTTTAAACTCTTTCTATTGGAATGGTTATTTCACAAAAACTCTTATCCATAGGATATGGGTTTGCAAAATTCATTTTGGAATCAAGTTTATGTTTCCAACCGTATTCCCTTTTAATGAAGTAAATAACAGTTTTACCATCTTGGCTAACTAATTTTTTACTTTGATTGAATGGAACTTTTGGTGTTCCTTTGATAATTACCTCTTTATCTTCAGTAATAATCATTTTAATTCCTGCTGGCATAGTATTAATTAATTATTTGTACAAATATACGAAATTTTTTTGAATTATCCAAATTATATGATACTTTTTTTCACAAAAGCAACCCTAAGTTTATTTTTTCTATCTAAATATTTTTTTAAATTTTCGTTAACAAAAGGTAGGATTGATTTTATTTTTTTATAATTTTTTTCTATGTTATGTGAATACACATCTTCATAGTATAATTTTGTTAATTTATTTTTATCAGCGATATTTTCTATTTTATCGTGATATTCTTGGAGTTTTTCTATTGTTAAAATAGAACTATAATATGTTTTAAATTGTTCTGGTATACTTTCGAATTGATATTGTTGATGACCGCTTTGATTAGTTTCATTTCTATATCTTAAATTACACAAACTTTCATAGTGTTCTTTAATATTTTTTCTACCTAATGAAATAACATAATCAAACTCTTTAATTAGTTTTTTTATAAACTCATTATATTTTAAATCTTCAGTTGTTACAGAAACTATTCCTTCGTGTAGATATTTAGTTGATGAAGATTCATTTGTTTGACTGATTATATGTTTTACTATAATAGATTCAGAATTTTTAATTTTTGAATAATAATGGTCAAAAAGTTTTGCATTAATTTTATTAAAAGGTTCATCCAAAAAATCTAATGAAAGGGTTTTAGATAATCCTTTACATAAATTAGTGCTACCTGTTCTACCAAGTGTAATAAAAAGTATCTTCATTAATTATTCAATTCGTTAAGAGCATTTGTATAAGCAAGTTCAGATTGTAATCCTGCGAATCTTTGGATTTCTTTTCCATCTTTTTCTATGATTACGGTTGGTACTGACCTTACATAATACTTTTGTGCTACTTCGAATTGTGAATCAATATCTACATCTTCAAAATTCACAGTTGTAAATTTTGATTTTACATTTTCCATTATAGGGGTTAGCATTTTACATGGGCCACACCACTCTGCATAAAACTTTTTTACTTGTATCATATCAAATCTCCTTTTAATTTTAAAACTCTTTCCTTTTTTTCTATTGATAAAAACATTTCTTTATATTTTTTATCTATATCAACTTTTAAATAATTAGATAGCTTTTCTAAACCATCTTCATAATATAATTCTTCATACCAAAATATTGGTACTTTAAATTCTTTAGATAATTTTGTTATAACTTCTGATTGTTTATTGTAATATTTCAAACACATATTAACATTATCTTCACTTATATTATCATAAGGTTCATTTATATGATATTTACTGTAATCATTTTTGTATTTTTGTTTTCTAAATGCTAATGATTCAGCTTGTTCTATTTTATTTTTTCTATCATATAAAATTACAACATCAGATAATTTTATAACATCTTTACCATATCTATATAAATCTTTATATCCATAAGGTAAGTTATGAATCATAAGTTTATATAAAACATTTTTTTTCAAAGAACCTAATTCACTCTTTTTTTTAAGAAAGGGTGAATTTGTTAAACCTAATTTTAAAACATTCTTTAGGTATAACGATAAATTACTTGCTCCACTTCTTGATGTACATAAAATACTAACCATCACAAGCAACACAATCAGGGTCTACTGCTCTTGTTGCAATATCACCTCTTAGCACTGATTCAGTTCTCATGTAATACAAAGTTTTTATTCCTTGTTTCCAAGCCTCCATAGTTACTGAATTAATCCATTTTGGAGTTGCTATTGAAGGGAATGCTAAGTTTAATGAAACAGATTGGTCGATGTATTGTTGTCTTACACCAGCTTGTTTTACCAAATCCATTTGATTAATTTCTTTAAATGTTCTGAATACATCTTTTACAGGATATATTTTTTCTCTATCACCATTTTTGGTATCTTTACAGAGAACCATTTTGTTATCTAAGTAACACCATTTATCTAACTCTTTTAATCCTTGTACAGAACCACCATCTTCCATAATCTTATCCCAAGTATCTTTGTTATTTATACCTGCTTTTCTTAATACTTTAATTAATTCACCATTTTTTCTGATGAAAGTTCCTTTGGAAGTTTGTTCTGTAAATACATTAGCTGCCCATGGTTCAATACCTGGTGATACATGACCTGCTAATTTAGAATTACTAACAGTTGGTGCAACTGCTCTTAAATGTGTGTTTCTAAAACCACTTTCTTTACACCATAGTGGTTCACCATATTCTGTTGCTAAATCTCTTGATGCTCTTTCTGATTCAATTTTGATTTGTGAAAAGATTCTACGAGTTTCGAACTGAGCTTCCATACCTTCAAATGGGATACCTCTTTGTTGTAGATATGTATGCCATCCTAAAACACCTAAACCTAATGCTCTTCCTTTTTCTGCTGAACGAACTGCATTTTCAAATCCTCTCATGTTTTTTGCTTTTTGGATGAACTCTGATAGTACACCATCTAAGAACCAAGTTGCTGTGTAAACTAAATCGGTATCTCTCCACTCATCATACTTTGCTAAGTTAAGTGATGATAAACAACATACAAAAGAATGTGATTCATCTGTATTTAATACTATCTCAGAACAGATATTAGTCATGAATACTTTTAAACCATTCTTTTTGTACATTTCAGGATTGTTTTTGTTTACATTACCTTTAAACATTATATAAGGTTCACCTGTAGCTTTTCTTTTCTGAAGTAGTTTACCCCATTTTCTTCTTGCTGTATTATCACCATCTTGAAGTTTTCTCATAAACTTATCACCAACAACGGCACATTGATGAAGGTTTAGTGATTGTCGATTTACATCACCTTTTGGTTCTCTTATTTCTAACCAATCTTCAAAATCATCATGTTCTATGTTTAGGTTTACAGATGCTGCTCCTCTTCTTACTGAACCTTGATTAGTTGCAAGGATTGTAGAATCATATATTTTACAAAATGGAACAACACCATCAGATGTACCATTACCTGTTATTATTGAACCAGCTGGTCTAATCTGATTTACACCAATACCAACTCCTCCACCATGTTTAGCAAGTAACATTAGTTCTAAGTTCTTTTTACCGATATCATAAATAGAATCGGCAACATCAATACCAAAACAAGAGATAGGTAATCCTCTATCAGTGCCAGTATTTGAAAGTACAGGTGTTGCTAAGTTTAACCAACCCTTCCAAATATAATCGAAGAATTTAGTTGCCATTTGTGGTTTACCTAATCTTTGTGCTACTCTTGTTGCAACTCTCCAATATGCATCTTTTGGTTTTTCACCAGGTAATAGGTATCCATTTGATATAGTTTTTACATAAATTTCTGTATTAGCCCAAGAAGGGAAATCTACATCTAATTCCCAATCTAATTCTTCGCCGTAATTTTTTGCCATTTTAAATTAATTTTTGATTTAAATCTTTATTTTTTGTTACTACTAATATTTGGTACTTTTTATTTTTTGTAATCTTTTTATATGTTACATGCTGATAAGGTTTATAAATTAAACACTCACCAACTTTTGGTTTTACTTCTGAGAATGTTTCTCTATCATTTTTATACCATTCATCATATATTTCAACTTCACCTCCCTCATAATCATCATTAAGTGTAAAATCATATATGAGATTATATTGTTCTTCATCATCTAATGATAAACCTTTGATAGTTTCAACATGCCTATCGTATCCATCACCTTCATTGTATTCAAACATTCCACACCAAATATCTTTTAAATTTACTTTTTTATAATTTGTAAAAAAATTAGAGTTTAGTAAATCTTCAAATTCTTTATTATAATTTAACTTTGTAAACTTAAAATTTCTTTTATGTAAAATATTATCAATTTCTTTTTCACCTTTGTAAAATTTTAAATTATCTTTATTATCTGATATTAATCTTTTACAAAATTTATTTGTTAATATTTGTTTAGAATCATAAAATTTATCTTTTCTAAATTCGTTTGCTACAAAATAAGTAAATCCTATATCATGTAGTTTAGGAATTGTTTTATCAGTACCCCAATAAATTTGAAGAGATTCTTTATTTAAATCTTTTCTAAACTTAACATATTCAAAGATACACAAAATACAATTTTCTTTTGAAATAAGTTTTGCATATTCTTCAAATGATTTATACTTTTCCCACTTTTCTTCTGAAATAGAACTATGATAGAATTTCCAAGTTTCATCATATTCTTCTTTAGTTTTATTTTTACTAAAGTTTTCATTTTCAGGTGAGATAGTATCCATGTATATCCCATCAAACTTTTTATTTAATGATGGAATGATATCAATCCAATCTCCAAAATGTAAATGAACATTTGGTTTATCTTTTGCCCACTCAAGAGCCTTTTGATAAACATCTTTTCTTTTCTCGATTATAGTAAGTGATTTTACTCCATTACTATAAAAGTGGTTAGAACTTACTCCCCAACCATAACCAACATCTAATATATCACCTTTTGTTTCTGATATTATATCAAAAACTTTCGTGAAGTTTTCTGCCATTTAATTAAAATAAATCATCCCAATCTTCTCCTTCATTTGCTTTAGAATAATCAGTAGGTCTGATAGCAAAGAAGTCGGTGTGGGTATGACCACCGGTAAGATGATAGAACCATTCTAAATTACTTGATTTTGATTTATCAAATTCAAATATAGGTTCATATCCTAATTCTTTTAATTTTGTGTTTGTTCTTTCTTTTATGAATTCTTTTAAATCATCTGCTTTTAGATTATCTAAATCACCCATCTCGAACATTTTATCAATAAATTTTGTTTCGAGTTCTACAATTAGTTTTGCTGCTTCTTCTATTGAATCTTTACATCCTTCTAACAACTCAGGATATTCATCACACATATGTCTGAATAATTGACAACCCATTCTTGAATGTAGAGATTCATCTCTTACACTCCACTTCATTTGTTGTCCAATACCTTTTAGTAAGTTT